AGATGGTTCACGGCATGGATTGTGACAGCCGCCGCACTGGTGGCGAGCAACCTTGTGTGGATTATGGGAGAAATGAAATGAAGAAAAACGCAAAATTAGTTTTACTGTCAGTATCAGTTGGAATACTCTTAACCTTTTTACCGTGTTGGTTTTGGAGCGGATTTATTGACCGATTTCTGGCGGCAGCTGTAATAAGTCTCATCATAATAGGGAGCGTTTTATAAGAAATAAAAGGAGGATAAGAAAATGTTCGAGAAAGAGATTGACGAAATTTACGAACTTTGCAAAAGAGTTGTGAATGAAGTTCCGACAGCGAGTGTCACATTCGATTTTTCAGGCTATGGCTTGGAAGTAAGAGGGGTTAAAAGAAAAGAAGATGTTTGTCTTCCTAAAAACATGTTTAAGTGGGACTTATATCGGAATGTATCTTTTAATTCTTTTTTTGAGAAAGAAAGCCGTGAAAGTCTCAAAGTAATCAAAGCTTTCCTGTTGGAGCTTCTGATAGATGGGAAGTGTCCGAATGAGTAAGCAGGTAGCAATTATGAAACTTCTTCCAAGTCTGGAGATAGCAGGATGTATCAATGAGCTGCTTAGAGAGCTTCAATCAAGGGGAGATTGCATTCTGGATTATGAAAATTGTGAAATGTCTCTGGACCATATTGAATACCACAAGGCAGAGGATATTGACGGAGAGAAGCTCGGAGATGGAACTGATAACCTGTATTGCTTTTTTGAGGAGGTGCAGGAATGCTGAAGAGTTTCAATGAAATGAGAAAGGTTGATGTGCTTCCATATTGTGAGAAGCGAGAAGGAATGCTGTATCTGAATTGGGCAAAATGCATTGACCTTCTGCACGAAAACGGGGCTGAGAACGTATATTTTGTTCCGATTCCGAATGAGCGTACTGGAGGAAGCCTTTACTACTCAGATGTTGTATTTACCGATAAAAACGGTGTAACAAACAGAGCTTACGAGACCAGAATCCAAGTTGTGATTGATGATAAAGAATATGTCATGCAGTCTCCAGTAATGAATGGGACGAATCCGGTAAAGGATAATTCCATGAGCCAGCAGAGAGTATGGAACAGTATGTGTCGTTCCTTTGTGAAGTGTGTGGCTATACATACAGGACTAGGATTTAATCTCTGGTTAAAAGAGGAACATAAACCATTCAGTAATGAGATACCAGGTGATGAGCCGCTTGCTACAGCTGCACAGATTAAAACTATCAAGAGCATAGGACAGAAACACAACATTAACCTGGAGTACTGGATCAGTTCCAATGGAAAGAACTGGAAAACTCTTACAGAGACCGATGTAGGAAACATGTTGAATGCCTTAAAAGAAAAGTATGGTGATGACTGATGGAATTCAAAGGCAGGATATCAGCCATGTTCAGAGACATGGTGAGCAAGAACTGGAATCTTACTATATCCACAGATCAAGATATTTCAGAATCGCTGCAAATATTCTCAGGAAAAGAACTGGATGTGAAGCTGAAACAGCACAGGGAGAAGCGTTCTCTTGATGCAAATGCCTATTACTGGTGCCTTCTGACGAAGTTGGCAAAGGTACATGGATGGACGAATGTAGAAGCTCATAACAGGATGCTCAGAGAGTATGGACAGTTCGAGCGGGTGGAGGGACAGCTGATCGCTGTTCCCTTACCCGATACTGATCAGACAGAAAAAGAGGTTCTGAATAAGATGGAATATCATCTGGCACTCTCTCCGAAGATTACAGTCATGAAGGGACAGACAAAGAGAGTATATCTTCTGCTGAGAGGTTCCAGTACCTACAACACAGAAGAAATGGCCAGACTGATCAGCGGACTTATTGAAGATTGCAGAGATTCCGGCATTCCGGACAGTGAGATCATGACACCATTTGAGAAACAGAAACTATTTGAACAGTACGGAATAGGAGGAGAACATGAGCAGAAGGACAAGAGCTTTGCAGTTCAGACCAGATGTTAAGCGAAAGATCATAGAGAGAGATCATGGCTGCATCTTTTGCCAGATCGGATTCTACATGAATGCCAGTGCAGACTTTCAATATAAACAGCTTGATATCATGCACATCGTAAACCGTTCACAGGGCGGTCTTGGAATCGAGCAGAATGGAGTGACAGGATGCAGATACCATCATCAGCTCCTTGACAATGGTTCTAAGGGGCTTAGACCAGATATGATCAGATACATAGAAGAATACATGAAACGTTTTTATCCCGAATGGGACAAAGAGAAGCTTACATATCACAAATACGGGTACTACTAAAATTCACATAGATCATTTCTTCCCGCGTGAGCCTGTCAGATCGTGGGAAGAGGAAAGGAGAGATATGAATAGTAGAAACAAAGGTGCTGCCGGCGAAAGAGAAGTAGCCAGCATTCTCCGGGGATATGGATATAAGGCTAGAAGAGGGCAGCAGTACAGTGGAGCCAATGGTGATGCAGATGTTGCTGGCCTTCCTGGGATACATATTGAAGTTAAGAGGAGAGAAAAACTCAACATATATGATGCAATAGATCAGTCCAAAAGAGACAGGAAGCCGGAAGAGCTGCCGGCAGTGTTCCATAGAAAGAATCACTGCGAATGGCTTGTAACAATGCCTCTGGAAGAATGGATGAAGATATACGGAGAATGGGAGGCTGGTTATGGATTACGTAAAGATCAGCAGGAAGATTCTTGAATGGGAGTGGTACAAAGATGTAAATACCAAGGTGTTGTTCTTCCACATCCTATTAAAGGCTAACTGGAAAGATGGACGGTTTCAGGGGATTGAAATTCCCAGAGGTTCGTTTGTTACATCTTATCAGACTTTATCGGATGAAACTGGACTGACGGTTATGAACATAAGAACGGCGATAAAACACTTGAAGCTAACGCAGGAGATAACAGTCATCCAACATAGTAAATTTAGCGTAATTACAGTAAAAAACTATGATACTTACCAGACAGCTAACACAGTAACTAACAGTCAGTTAACAGGCAACCAACAAGCAGCTAACAGGCAACTAACAACAATAGAAGAAGGGAAGAAGGAAAGAAAGGAAGAATATAATAAATCTCCTAAAGGAGATTATGAGAGCAGAATTCCGGAAAACAGCATCTATGCCACGATTCGTGAATTATACAATTCCGTTTGTGGGTCGTATCCCCGCCTGGTAAAGATGTCTGATGCAAGGAAAAAGGCGATCAATGCCAGATTGAAAACCGGATATACTCTTGATGACTTTCAGACACTGTTTAAAAAGGCAGAGGCTTCCGACTTTTTAAAAGGTGCAAACAAGCGCAACTGGTCAGCAACCTTTGACTGGCTGATTTGCGATTCCAACATGGCAAAGGTCCTTGATGGAAATTATGACGCGAAAGGAAGTGGGACAAATGAGCCAGAACCTACAAACTCCGTCCGGTTATGGTGACTGTCCGGTATGCCACGGCACCGGATGGGAAATGTATACAGCAACTGTTTTTACCTACGGCGAACCAGAAGAAGCACTCTTCGCAAGGCGCTGTACGAAATGTACCGGTGCAAGACGCAGTGAAGATAATACAGGCGTTCCAGCAGAGTATCATGACGCAGACTTTATGAAATTTGATTTTACTGCATACAGAATCGATATGAGTAAGCTGAAGATCCTGTGCACAGATCTTCTGACGAATTTCGACAGGTGGACCAAGGTGGGAAAGGGACTGTACCTCTGGAGCAAGACTCCAGGAAGCGGGAAAACATTCCTTGCCTGCTGTCTTGCAAAATCCCTGATGATGAAATATGACTTGCAGATGCGGTTCATCACAGCTCCCGATTACATAAATGCAGTTGGAGACAGTTACAAAAGGGAACGGGGTGAAGCGGATCAGAGTGAGGTATACCGGGAGTGCAAACTTCTAGTGCTGGACGATATCGGTGCACAGGCAGACAAAGACTGGCAGAGGCAGGAACTGTTCCGGCTGATCAACAAGCGCATGGAAGACGGTAACATCACCATTTACACCTCAAACATGAGCACAGACAGCCTGAATGTGGACGCAAGGACCAGAGACAGGATTGTGAAGACAAGCATAGAACTGCAGATGCCGGAGGAGAGTATCCGGAAGAAGAAAGCAGCAGGGGAACAGAGAGAGTTCCTAGCAAGCGTAATGGGGGAGGTCTAAATATGCCGTTATATGACCTTTACACAGTGGATAATCAATTTGTAGATACCATGACCCGTGCCGAGATAATGAAACAGTTTGGGATTTCTGAATGGGTATTTTACAGAATTTTAGACAATGGAGATCTGATTGACGGTAAGTACTGGATAGATGATTCAGAGAGCGATATCAAAGCCAGAAAACACAAAGACAAGGAACTATTTAAACAGTTTGACATTTTGGCAGGAATCATAAGGAGGGCAGTCGGATGGGAAAGCTAAAAATCAAGCAGAAAAAGAAAGCATTCATCCCGTACACAAATCAGCAGACTCATATGTTTGCACAGTCTATCCAGAACTGCCAGAAAGAGCTTAAAGAAATGGAACAGAAAGCCTATGAAGATGGTTTTACTGTTGGTGAAGATTGGAGCAACACGATCAACACTGTCACCACCATGATGGCTCTGAGACGCTTATATGGCTTTTCTACGAAGCGTTTGCTTGATGTGATAAGAACTGCCAATGGGTATGTTGAAATGGCAAATAGGGGCGAAATGAGCGTTCTGAGCATGATGCAGGACATTGAAGAGAACACAGATGTAAGACTTGACGAGATGAATAAGAATCTGGTTAAGAAGATGGGAGTTTAAAATGAAATTTATAGATTTTTTCGCAGGAATCGGAGGATTTCGCAGGGGAATGGAATTAGCAGGGCATGAATGCGTTGGTTTTTGCGAATTCGATAAATTTGCTACTGCGAGTTACATCTCAATGCACTTGCTGACAGACGAACAGCGAAAGTCATTGGAAGATATTCCTATCAAGAAAAGACAGAAGGAAATATTAAAGGAGGAATACAGAAATGGAGAATGGTATGCAAATGACATTAGAAGAGTGTATGCCGAAGACATTCCAAAAGCCGACTGCTGGTGCTTCGGATTCCCTTGCCAGGACATATCCGTTGCAGGAAAGCAAGCCGGATTTCAAGGAAACCGTTCAAGTCTGTTTTTCAGAGTTATGTACCTTATCGGACAACTCAAAGAAGAAGATAAACCCACTTACCTTTTCATTGAGAACGTTAAGAATCTGCTTAGCGTTAATGGAGGATGGGATTTTGCCAGACTGCTCATTGAAATGGAGCAGCGGGGGTACGATGCAGAATGGCAGGTGCTCAACTCCAAAGATTTCGGAGTGCCACAAAACCGGGAAAGATGTTTTATTATCGGACATCTTAGAGAAAGAAGTACCTCAAAAGTATTTCCTATCGAAGGAACAGACGGAGAAGATAGTATTCAAATAATAGGTCACAGGGACGGTTACAGAAGAAATACACAGGTATTTGCACCTGACGGAATTACAGAAACTCTTGATACTGGACAAGGTGGTGGAAGAGGACATCATGTAGCGTTGCCATGTTTCATAGATTTATGTTACCAGGGATCACAAATGACGGAGTCTGCAAGATGCTTAAAAGCAAGATACTACAAAGGCGTAGCGAACCACGCCGGACAGGATAGTGGAATTGCAATAAAAGTCATAGGAGAAGTTAATTCGTCACAAGATGGAAAAGTGCTTGGGATTGATGGAATAGCAAAATGCCATTCGGCAGGACACAACAACAATCCGAAGATTGCAATTCCAGTTCTCACACCAGATCGCGCAGAAAAGCGTCAGAATGGTAGACAGTTTAAAGATGATGGCGAGCCAATGTTCACATTAACATCTCAGGATAGACACGGGGTTGCAATTGATCCGCTCGGAGTATTGCGTAATGTTCGCACAGAATATGGAAAAGAAATCCGAAAGGATTACGAAGCTGGAAAACTTAATATTTCCAGACATGAATTTCTTGCTAATGAAATCAGAGAAGATGGAATTGAAAATACATTGTCTACAGTCCAGAAAGATAATCAGCTCGCGGTAAAAGTAGCAGAAGCAACTAAACAGGGATATTCAGAGTGTAGAGTCGGAAAAGAAGTTGCCAATACGCTAGATACAAGCTGCAATCAAGGAATATTCGTGCAGGTATCAGAAGAATTAACGGTATATGCAGTCTGGTATGAAAAATATCAGTGCTACATAGCAATCAGGAAACTGACACCAAGGGAATGTTTCAGGTTGCAAGGTTGGTCTGATGATTATTTTGAAAAAGCACAGTTTGTAAATTCTGACAGCCAGTTATACAAGCAAGCAGGAAACGGCGTAACAGTGACAGTTATAGAAGCCATATCAAGAAAAATGAACGTAAATCTAAATTGATAGCGTGCCAGTTGCTTACATGGGGAAAGTGAGGATGCAATGACAGAGCAGGAAAAGAAGGAACTTCTGGACGAGCTGGAAAAACGTATTTACGAAAAATACAAAGGTTGCCTTACCAGAGAAGATGTCGCAACCACATTAAAGGCACCAAGAGAAAAGTGGTTCAAAAATGAGAACGGAACTGGAAGAGGCTCTCTGATGGCGGATGCCTTTGATTCTTCTATTATCTCGTGGCAGGTTTGGGAAACAATCAGAAAATTAACTTGCGTTATATGTGGTAAGCAGTATGTCAGACAGCTTGCAAATGCAGATAATGCGGATGAGATTGCAGAGAAACTTTGCCAGTTTGTTTATGACTTGAAGATGGATTTTAAGAAACAGGAGGACGAAAAATGAGTTATTGTAACGGAACTTGTGAGTATCTAAATGTCAGAAAACACAAATGCGAATTGACAGGAGAAAAACTCGCATACATGAAATGGAGTCGTGGAATCGAATATTCAGTGTATGAACACAGAGGATTCTGTGAGAAAGATAAGGAGGACTAAATGGGATATTGTAAATTAGAGTGTCCGGAAAGTGAAACACAGTGTTGCATCTGCTGCGAGAAGCAAGGCGGTTGCGATAACCGGTGCGACATGATGGATAGCTACGAATACGCAGAAGATTGCGAAGATTATGTAAAGGAGGAAGAAACATGATTACATTCTTATTAGGATTCACCCTTGGAACCATATTTGGAGTGGTCGGTCTTGTATGCGTAGCGATCATGTACGACAAGCATCACCCAGACGATTAGAAAGGAAGCTATGAGAATACAACTTATAGATGTTGATGGTCATAATTTTCCGAATCTGCCATTGATGAAAATATCGGCATGGCATAAGGGAAAAGGTGACTCCGTAGAATGGTACGACCCGTTAACAGCATGGATAAATCCACCAGATAAGGTGTATATGAGCAAGGTATTTACGTTTACGCCGGATTATCCGCATCCTGTATGTGGATCAGAAATCATAAAGGGCGGCACAGGGTACGAGTATCCGTCTGGTGGGGAGTCATTACCGGATGAAATTGAACACATTTATCCTGATTATAATCTTTATCCAGAATTATGCAAAGATACCGCTTATGGCTTTCTTACAAGAGGATGCCCTCGGGGCTGCGAGTTTTGTATAGTCGGGCACAAAGAGGGACGATGTAGCCGAAAGGTAGCTAATTTATCGGAATTCTGGTCCGGACAAAAGAATATAGTGTTACTGGATCCGAATATGTTTGCTTGCCGAGATTGGAGGAATTTGAGCCAAGAGCTTATTGATAGCAGAGCATGGGTGGACTTCTCGCAAGGATGTGATATCAGAATCATGACAGCAGAGAAAATCAAATATCTCAAGGAAATGAAGATCAAACAGATTCATTTTGCGTGGGACCGGTATGAGGACAAGGATAAGATCGTTCCAAAGTTTGAGATATTCAAACAGCAGACTGGATGGGACAGACGAAAAATGACTGTATATGTTCTTTGCGGATTTGATACGACATTTGAGCAAGATCTTGACAGAATATATACACTAAGAAACTTGGGATATTCGCCATACGTGATGATATATGACAAATATAAATTAAACAAACATGATTCGTTGAAACGAATGCAGAGGTGGGTAAATTCCAGATTCGCGTTTATAGCATGTGAACGATTTGAAGACTATACAGGATAGAAAGGAGAATGGTATGCTGACAAGGAATAAGAAGCTGAAAGACTACGGTATTCCGGCAGAGGACATTGAAAAACTGAACACGATGCTGAAAGACTTCCCGGCAGAGTACGCAAATCTTCTTTCCAGTGCCGCCTTGTCAGCTTGCCCTGAGGGGACGGTTATACCAGATATGATCGTAGAGAACATCTTACACCGGAAAAGCTATGACAAAATGTATAAAAAACAGTATGTTCCGATTAACCGCAAAGACTTCTATGCATACCGTCGCAAGACCGTTGCAACATTTTATGACATGATGCGGTTGTTCGGACTGTGGAAAGGAGAAACTACAAATGCGCTTAATTGATGCAGACAATTTAATTACATATATCAAAAGCACAGGACTCGGAACGGGGATAGATACTTCACAGGAAGATATCGTAAAAGCAATAGAAGCCTGCCCAGTTGCCTATGCAACATATAATTTTCCTGATTTGAAACAGTATTACGATAATTGCTTAGAATGCGCAGAACAGCATGAACAGTTTGCTAAATGGTTAGAAGAATTAAAATCTTACAAAGATGCAGAAGAACAGGGATTGCTGGTGAGATTACCGTGTAAAGAAGCATATTCGCAGTCTGGAGATTACGCTTATCTTATTGATGATTATGAAATCGTTAAATGTGTGCATTGTGGGCTGGGAATCGACTCGTCGAGTGGCAAAGCCTACATTGCGCTTGCGACAGATGAAAAGATTTTTCCTCGTAGAAGTCCAGATCCAGAACAGGATTTAGAGCCTGCTGATTGGTGCACTAATACAACAGATGCCGAGGTGAACGAAATCGGGAAAACACTGTTTTGGACCCGCGAGGAAGCTGAGAAGAAGTTGGAGGAGATGAAGAATGACAAGGCCTGAGATTACGGCAGAATTATCAACCATGATTGAAAAGAAAATCAATCCGAACAACGATCCTCGTATCTACTGGGCAAAAGAGGTGACGTTTGATTATTCTACAAACCATGCAGTTAGAGTGGACTATATGAAATTTGTTCCAGTGAACAATAGTGTTTCCGGGATAGAAAAAGGTGATTGCTATTGCTATGAAATCAAGTCATCTATTGAAGATTTCAAATCTGGCCATGGATTGAATTTCATTGGAGATTACAATTATTTGGTTATGCCAGGGGAATTAGCTGCAACAGTATTTTTGAAAATCCCGTATCATGTAGGAATATATGTCCCAGAAGGAAACGAACTTATATGTGCCAAGAAAGCCAAACGAGCCAACAGAGCGAGGCCTGTATCTGAAATACTTCTGATGATGTTTCGGTCTGCAAACAGAGATTACAGGAAAACGGTAAAGAAACTGGAGGAGATGAAGAAATGAATAACAAACCTACACCAGACATAACGCCAAACCTTGCTATATCAGCATACCACGTACTACAGCAATATTGTACTAGATAGCCAGCGGATTGCAAAGGTTGCGGATTCTACGAGCACTGTCCAGAATGTTTTCAAGGCATACCATGTGACTGGAGTTTGAATGAAGAAGGTGAAATAAATGAAGTTGAGAAATGCGACGTTGATTGATTACGGAGTGCCGCCGGATGATATACCGACATTACAAAGTCACTTGCGGAATCTTAGTGAGAGCGATAAATATAATCTGTTACAGGTATCTATCAAATATGCGCCCGGCATCGAATCACAAATCTATGACAGCATCGTGAACAGTATTGGTTATCGAACAATGGAGAAGATCAGGACGGTTCCTGCAACAGAAAACGACTTCTACGGATACAAACGCAAGGTCATGGCGGAATATTATCATCTGGCCAAATTGATTGGCAGACTTTAAAAAGTTTAAAAAATTATAAAAGTGGTAGAGAGCTATGTGCACCCTAGTATGGTATTATAGTATATATAACTATAACTATGCTAGGGCGTTTTAATTTAGAAATTCAGAAAGGATATGATTGGATGTTGATAGGATGGCAAACGAGGAAAATTTAAAACCTTTTAAACCTGGTCGAAGCAGTGAGGAAGCAGTGAAAAACGGTCAAAAAGGCGGCATTGCTTCTGGTCAGTCTCGTCGTCAAAAGAAAACCCTTTCTGAATTAGCAAAAATGATAGCTGAGAATCCTGCGCCGACTGCCGCAAAAAAGAAACTCACAAAGATGGGAATATCTGATGAGGATGCAAATAACAATGCCTGCATTGTAGCTGCCGTATATGATAAAGCTATCAAAGGAAATATGCAGGCAGTGGATAAATGGGAACAGTTGGTAGCCGTATCAAAATCAGACGAAAACAAATATGAACTTCCTGCCAGAGTGCTCGGCAAGGCATTCGTGGATATTAACCGGCAAATTAAGCCTAATATCGAATATGTATTCGAGGGCGGTCGAGGCGGTCTGAAATCTTCATTCGTAGCTTTTAAGATTGTTGAACTTATCAAGAACAATCCTCAGATGCACGCCTGCATTACAAGACAGGTGGCAGGCACTCTGAAAGATTCCGTATACGCCAATATGAAATGGGCTATCAATGAACTTGGACTGATGGAAGAATTTGAATGCAAGGTGTCGCCACTTGAGATCAAGTATATTAAGACTGGACAGACAATATACTTCCGTGGTCTGGATGATGAAACCAAACTGAAATCCATTAAGCCGGAGTTTGGCTACATTGGAATCCTCTGGAAAGAAGAAAAAGATCAAATGAAGGGAGATGCTCAGGAACGCTCTGTTAATCAGTCAGTGCTTCGTGGTGGTGATGAATCCTATGATTTTTCATCATACAACCCACCAAAATCAAAATCAAACTGGGTAAATAGGATTAAGCTCACACCTAACCCAAAAAGAGTTATTCATCATTCAAGTTATCTGGAAGCCCCGGCAGAGTGGCTAGGTCAGAAATTCCTTAATGATGCAGAGCACTTAAAGGAAGTCAATCCAGAAGCCTATGAGCATGAATACCTGGGCGTCCCGAATGGTGACGGCGGAAACGTATTTGAATATCTCGAAATCAGAGATATTACAGACGAAGAGATCAGCCACATGGACCGCATTTTCGCTGGTGTAGATTATGGATGGTACCCGGATGCCTTCTGCTATCTCCGAACTTATTATGATTCTGCCAGAGAGAAGATATATCTGATTGACGAGCTGTATGTAAATAAATGGAGCAACTCTAAGACTGCTGATTGGATCAAGAAAAAAGGCTATGACGATTACACAATGATATGTGATTCTGCGGAACCTAAGTCTGTGAATGACTTCCGGGATGCCGGACTTCCTGCAAGAGGAGCAATCAAAGGACCGGGAAGTATCGAGTATGGTTTCAAATTCTTACAGACAAAGACTATAGTCATTGACCCGAAGCGAACACCGAACGCATATAAAGAAATCACAGAATATGAGTACGATCGGGACAAAGAGGGAAATGTAATAAGTGGTTATCCTGACGGAGATGATCATGCAATCTCGGCACTTAGATATGCTTATGAGCCGTTGTTTAACAGGAGAGGTTACAGTGCATAATGGGACTTATAACAACACTAAAAAGGTGGTTTAATATGATATTCAAAAAACAAGCCGAAGAGGACTTCAACATTCAGGCAGCAGAATTTCCAGAGATGGAATCGCTGATTAACCGGTGCGCGAACATATACAGGGGCGTACCAGAGTGGCTAGATGATAAGAATAATATCAAGACAATTAATTTCGCGAAATCTGTCTGCTCAGAGACAGCACGGCTCGCAACGCTGGCGATCGGCATTCAGATAGATGGTTCTGCAAGGGCTGCATGGCTACAGGAGCAGATTAATAAAGTATATTTCCAGATAAGGCACTGGGTAGAGTATGGCTGTGCTTACGGAACAGTGTTTATCAAGCCGAACGGTGAAAGCCTTGACATATTTACTCCGGCAGATGTGATGATTGTTGATTACGACAATCAGGAAATCAAAGGAATTATATTCAAAGATTCTTATACAGTCGGACGGAAATACTATACAAGGCTTGAATATCATCGCTTTGTTGAGACCACTGTGGATGGCGTAACGACCTATCCGTATTATGTTTCTAATAGAGCCTATGTGTCAAAATCCCCTCAGAGTATCGGCAACAAAATTGACCTGAAACAGACAAAGTGGGCTGACCTCATGGCAGATACACCACCAATCCTGAAAGTAAACGGGGAGAAGCTGGACGGACCGTTGTATGGGGTGCTGCGGACACCACAGGCGAACAATGTGGATATCAGTACACCACTTGGATTGCCGATATTTGCCGAAGCTATTGAAGAGTTAAAAGACCTCGACATTGCATACAGCCGTAATGCCAGAGAGATTTTTGATTCTCAGAAGATTGTTCTGGCAGATGATAGACTGCTGATGCCAAGTGGTACGCCAATATCAGCTATGTCGCCACAGGGTATGGAGAACAGGCGGAACGAGATGAGCCTACCACATTTTGTCAAGAATGTATTCGGACAGGACGAAAAAGAGTTTTACCAAGAAATCAATCCACAGCTCAACACAGACACCCGTATAAGCGGCATAAATGCCCTTTTAAGCCAGTTAGGATACAAGATTGGATTCTCTAACGGGTATTTTGTTTTTAACGAATCAAGCGGCATCCAGACGGCTACAGGAGTAGAAGCAGAACAGCAGAGGACAGTGCAGTTTATCAAGGATGTTCGAGATAAGCTAGAATCCTGTCTGGACGAAGTAATCTACGCCCTGAACGTCTACGCCGACCTGTACGGGCTTGCACCTGTCGGAGCTTATGAAGTCAACTATGATTTCGGAGATATCCTGTATGTGCGTGAAAACGACCGCGCAAGATGGTGGCAGTATGTGACTACTGGCAAGGTTCCAGCGTGGCTGTATTTTGTGAAATTCGAGGGAATGACCGAAGAAGATGCGAAAGCAATGGTCGAAGAAGCTCAGCCAGATGAACCAACATTATTCGGAGAGGAGTAGAAAGATGGCAGATAAACCAATAACGCGAGTTGAAAAATATCTTGCGTACTTAAATCAAAACTATACAGCGGCACTTCCGAAGCCGATAACACGTGTCGAGAGATACCTGTATGATTTATGCAAAAATGGCACAGGCGGTGCAACACCGGAAGAGATAGAGAATGCCGTCAAAAAGTACCTTGCTGAGAACCCTGTATCTGCCCTTGACGCATCGACAGCGAGTGAAAACACAGTGCCTACCGCGAATGGAAATGGAGAATGGTCGTGGAAAACAGCTCCAACTGGTCCGGTCGGACCCACGGGCCCTCAAGGCGATAAGGGTGATCCTGGAGCGCAAGGTCCGGCTGGTGAACAAGGTCCAGCTGGTAAAGACGGTCGCGGAATCACATCTGTAACGATTAAGGCAGACGGACATTTGCAGATTGATTATAGCGACGGGACAAATATTGATGCCGGGAAAGTAACCGGAAATGACGGGCTGGATGGTGCATCTGGTGTGTCCGTGAGGGTCGAAAAGGCCGCATCTGACACCGCCGTAGAGTTAGAGCCTAACAAGCTCTATGTGTTCCCAGAGATGGCAAGTCTCACGTACACCCTTGCGACACCGTCAGACACGAGCATAGCTAACGAATATCACTTCATTTTTCAAAGTGGTGCAACAGCGACAGAGCTTGTACATCCTGCAAATGTATCAGTTCCAGACAATTTTACTGTTGAAAAAAATAAAGTGTACGAAATTAGCATCCTTGAAGGATGTCTGGCGTACCAGAGTTGGGCGGTGAGCGAATGAGACGAAGATTATTAGATTCGGAAGGAGCGGAAATGGAAAAAGAATGGAAAATGATTGCAGATATTAACTTTTCTGACGATACACATTCATACACGTTCGAAAATTTAGACTGCACTGAATTATATGTAGAAGTGCAAGGCTTAAGAAATATATCGGCTACAGAATCTGGTATGCGAATTCTTATAAATGATTCTGAACTCATGGAATTATCATCACAAAAAAATAACGATCAGTACAACCAAGATAAATATCAACAAGCATATCTGCGATACAATGGGTTATTCTGGTTTCCTATGAAAACAAACCAATGCAATAGTAATGCTATCATATATCGCACTATGTATCAATCACTTTTAGCCCCATATATATTTACTAAAGCTGATGAGCCATGCAAAAAAATAACTATCAGAGCAGTAACAAGCACATACGATTTAAACGCTGGTAATGTAAAAATCTACGGGAGGTAAGTTAACATGAAACACAAATTGACACAAAATCTTGTCAGTCAGTCAGTCAGTCAGTCATGATTGTAGATTAACTGATTCGCTCCTGTCAAGTAAGGCGGTGTCACTATGAGCCGCAGAAGAACGATGCTTATGAATGGACAGGAGGTAGAGGAAATGAAGAAATGGGAAGAATTGCTTAATGAAAGCAAAGAGGTAACAGACCAAAAGACTGTAGAACTAGATCTTGCAAGCACAGAGTCTCATGATGAATATTGACTGTTTTTAGAAATACAGAAACATACGGGTACTGAACAGTGCAAAGGTAACTGTCATTTAAACCTTAACGGTGCAGAAATAGGATATTATGCTTTGAATGTGGACTTTGCGAATTTTATAAACACATCGTACCATATATTTACAGAAGAACCGTTAAAATTATTTGAAATGTCGCAACCTGTATCAGTTTCCTTACGATCTAATAGGATTAATGTACAAAGACAAGAGAGTGTTGGAAACGAAACAGGTACTGGAAAACTTGTGTTAGATTTTCCGGCAAAATATACTGGTACAATAACGGCAAGAATAATCGGTAGATAAGAGGTGATTAAAAAATGTACGCAAAATTACAAAAAGGGATGCTAATAAGTGCTCCACGTACAGTAAAATGGCATGGGTACACTGTAAACAACCCGTCTGGAGAAAAACTGGTAGAACTGGGATACAAGCCTGTAGTCTACACAGACATGCCCGAAACCACAGTAGAAGGAAAGCACTACGAATCCGGTTGGACGGAAGCAGAAACCGAGATTGTTCAAACATGGAATCTGGTAGAGGACCCGGAGTATCCGGAGTCAGAATTGTCCTCGGATGAGGCACTCAATATCATAATGGGGGTGGTACAGTGACAGCAGAACAGGCAAGACAGTTGAGAAAGCTTCTGGAAAATCAGACAGCAACAATGACAGACGAACAGATTTTGAACTATCCGGATTTTGTTGAAAAGTGGCGGCCTAATAAGAAGTATGAGAAGGATAAACGTTTAGAGTATAATGGGGTAATCTATAAAGCCATAACCACACATACAAGTCAGTCAGACTGGACCCCAGATACTTCACATTCATTGTACACTAAAGTGCTTATTCCGGATGAAAACGTTATTCCTGAATGGGAGCAACCAGATAGTACCAATGCTTATTCCGAGGGTGATAAAGTAACTCATAATGGTAAAACTTGGCAATCAACAGTGAATAACAACGTGTGGGAGCCAGGAGTATATGGATGGAATGAGGTTGTTATATAATATACATGTACCACAAAAAACAGTAGAAAGAGGTGATATACTATGCTTAGTCCTGAATATCTACGAAGAATCACAGAAGGTAGTGAACAGATTGCGGAAGAACTCCATCAGTATATCATCTCTGAGATTGTGTCAAGAATGATGGCAAGAATCGGCAGAGGCGAGGATTATATTCTGACTAATGCTGATGCGTGGAGAATCAGGACATTGCAGGAATCTGGCGAACTGCTAGAGGATATACTGGCAGAATTATCCAGATATACCAAGCGAGAACAGCAGGAGCTTCTTGAAGCGTTTGAGGATGCCGGAATTACTGCAATGGATTACGATGATAAGGTTTATAAGGCGGCAGGGTTAAGTCCTGTACCACTTGAACAGTCTCCGGCAATGGTAAGGCTCATGGAGCGGAATATGAATCACTGCTTGGGTGACTGGAAGAATTTCACAAGGACAACTGCAAGCGCCGCTCAGAGACTCTATATCGAGCAATGCGACCTTGCGTATAATCATGTGATGACTGGGGCGGTTGGATATACGCAAGCTATTAAAGAGTCGGTTAATAACGTTGTATCAGATGGTGTTACCGTCGCATATCCATCTGGCAGAAAAGATACCGTTGAAACGGCAGTAGCACGCTCTGTCAGAACTGGTGTGGCTCAGGCTACCGGTGATATATCTCTAAAGCGTATGGAGGAAATGGGCTGGGATTTGGTTCTGGTCAGTGCTCACATGGGAGCCAGAACGGGTGACGGCGGCGAGAATCCAGGAAATCACTCATGGTGGCAAGGTAAGATATACTCTCGTTCTGGAAAGAGTAAGAAATTTCCACCGTTCTCATTGACCGGATATGGAACAGCGAGTGGACTGTCAGGGGTCAACTGTCGGCATAGTTTTGGAGCCAGTGACGGAGAATTCAACCCTTATGCGGGATTATCGGAGCAGGATAAGGCTGACAAGGGCAAACAGTACGAAAAGGAACAGCGACAACGTACTTATGAGCGAAGAATCCGTAAAACGAAGAGAGAAGTCCTTGGACTACAGGCAGGAGTTGACAATGCGCCAAACGAAAAGGCGAAATTTGCACTCCAACAAGACCTTGACCGAAAGTCTTATCTCTTACAGAAACAAAATGCCACATACAAGGATTACTGCAAGCAGAACGACCTGAGGGAACTGCAAGACCGCCTTATGATAGCGAAGTGGAACCGTCAGAACGCCGCAAAAGCTAGAGGAGCGGCAAAGAGATATAAAACAGCAAAGGGGATTGACTGATGAGCAAATGGGAATATTTTAATCCAAATCCTGCCGGTAATCGAGTCGGAGATTGTGCTGTCCGGGCAATATGCAAAGCGACTGGTTTTGACTGGGAAACGGTATTTGCCGGGCTGATGATACAGGCGTGTGCCTTGTCAGATATACCAAGCGCGAATTATGTCTGGGGAGCATACCTCTATAAGCATGGGTACAGGCGCAAACTGATTGAGCAGACAGAACGATATATCTATACAGTCAACGACTTTTGTGTAGATCATCCAACCGGCACATACATCCTCTGCATAGATGGTCATGTGGTGACGGTACAGGATGGCAAATATTACGATACATGGGATTCCGGCAATGAGATCCCGGTATACTACTGGGAAAAGGAGTAGCTAAATGAGCATATCAGAATTTGTACAGATTTTCCTCTCAATCTGTGGAGGGGTGTCCATTGTCGGAGGGGCGGCGGCTGTAATCTTTAAGTGGATCACTCCGGCATTCCGACTTAACAAGCGAGTAGAGACACTGGAAGAACATGACAAGCGAGATTACGAAAGTCTTCAGAGAATTGCAGAGCGTGATTCATTGATTCTGGAAGTATTATCGACCATGTTGGACAGCCAGATCAGTGGAAACAACGTGGAAGAATTAAAAAAAACAAAACAGAAGCTCACGGAGTATCTCGCGCAGAATCAGCGTTAGCATTAGTAAGGGGTATGCTCATGAAATTATATGTGTTTACAAAGAAAGATATAGACAGATTCTTGGTAGAGTGTAATTTTACACCGGATGAGGAAAGATTGTTCCGGTTGAGATGTCAGGAGCACACTCTTGAATACTGCGCTGAGCAGATGAATGTGAGCATATCTACGGCGAAACGATTGAGCCGGAGAGTAAATAATAAAATAATCAAAGTATGTTAAGGTAAAACAAAAGCCCCGGGATTATCTCTCAGGGGCTTATTTTATTTCCATCGTTTTATAATTTCGCCGTCATAATGATCGGGCGCGTCTTCGTCTGGGTTGATGCTTTCCAGAACATAAAACGCTGTCCTGTGCTGCTGATCGTGTTCGGTCAGCTATCCCCATTGCTCTCCTGCTTCTTGCAAGACTTCTTCTTTGGTGCCAAATTCATCGGTGAAAAAATCGCCGTCTTTGAAATCCATAACAATATATTTCATTTGTTCTCCTCTATTTCGAGCCAAATTTCGCACTGTTCGCCGTCCTCTTCATAGCTGACAACCTCGCCAGCTTCTAAGCGTTTCCGCCAGTCCTCCGGGTAGTTCTCCGGGATGTAAATACAGTTTCCCGGAAAGAACTGGTTGTTGCGTTTCTCATTAACTAAATATTCCATTTTGTCCTCCGTTCCGCCCCTGTCCGGGGCTGTGTGATTGGTTTTCTTTAACTGTCTTTATTATATATCTATGTGCGTTATATGTCAAGCATATATGTGCGTTATTTTTATTTTTTTTCTAATCTGTTAAGTTCTGACAGAACAATATCTCGAATAAAGGCACTGTTGCTCTTTTCAAGCCCAAGTTTTTCAATTCTCTCTTTAGTTCCTTTTGGGAAAACAATGTTTAGTCTGTAGTTACTATTTTCATATTTTCTAACCGCCCTTTTCTGCGCTTCTGTTGCCATGTTAATTCCTCCTTTTTTTCTTAATTATAAATCTATGTGCGTTATTAAACAATACTTTTTTGATACTTTTATGAACTTTTTGGATTGATATGCCTGTGCGAAAATATAATCAGAAAGGCGGTGCATAAGATGGCATTATATAACAATCCTTATCAATATAACTTCGGCATTCCCGGACAGATGAACCAGTTTCAGCAACAGCCCGTTCAGATGCCGGCTCAACCAGTACAGCAACCACAGCAGAATAATAACGGTATTCTGTGGGTATCCGGCGAAGTTGGTGCGAAGTCCTATCTGGTAGCACCCGGGACAAGTGTTTTACTGATGGACTCAGAGTCAGAAAAATTTTATATAAAATCTACAGACGTATCCGGTATGCCACAGCCATTACGGACGTTTGAATACCATGAAGTAGGCTCTCAGATGCCACCTAAACAGCCTGTTCAGAACATGGACAGTAAATATGTCACCAGACAGGAATACGATGATTTAAAGGGCAAATACGAAGCTATCATAAACCGATTGAACTCATTTTCTGAACCTGTTAGGGCTAATACCGTACAGGAATCAGCAGTCAAGGGAGGAAATGCAGATGAGTAATCCATTATTCAATGCCCTCGGCAGTGGGATGCCACAGGGAAACGGGCCAATGCAGATGATACAGCAGTTTATGCAGTTTAAGCAGAATTTTAAGGGAGACCCAAAAGCAGAAGTCGAAAAGATGTTGCAGTCTGGGAAGATTTCTCAACAGCAACTTAATCAGGTTCAGCAGATGGCAGGACAATTCCAGCACATGCTGAAAGGAATGAAATAGTACATTACAATCTGGCCAGATTGATGTAAATACACAAAAAGGAGATTATAATTATGGATGGAAATTATAGCTTAGCAGATATTGCCGCCGCTACTGGAAACGGTAGAAACAATGACGGCATGTTTGGCGGAGATGGTAGCTGGTGGATTATTGTTTTATTCATTTTTGCTTTCTTCGGCTGGGGAAACAATGGATGGGGCAATAATGGCAATGGTGGCGGATATGCAGCCACAGCAGCTACTCAGGCAGACATTCAGAGAGGATTCGACAATTCCGCAGTGATCAGCAAGCTTGACGGAATCAGCAATGGCCTCTGTGATGGATTCTATGCAGTGAACAACGGTATGCTTACCGGATTCAATGGAATCAACACCAACATCATGCAGACTGGCTTTGGAATCCAGCAGGCCATTAATGCTGACACTGTAGCCAACATGCAGAACGCTAATGCTTTACAGGCTCAGCTTGCAAACTGTTGTTGTGAAACCAGAGAAGCGATTCAGGGTGTAAACTACAATATGGCACAGAACACCTGTGCATTGCAGAACACTATGAACAGCAACACAAGAGACATTATTGATAGCCAGAACGCAGGGACAAGAGCGATTCTTGATTATCTCTGCAATGAAAAGATTTCTTCTCTTCAAGCTGAAAACAATGACCTCAGACGTGCTGCATCTCAGGATCGCCAGAGTGCATTGCTTACAACCGCAATGGCTTCTCAGACACAGCAGCTCATCAATGCAATCAATCCGGCACCGATTCCGGCATATCAGGTTCCTAACCCGAACACATATTACGGATGTGGATGCAACACTGGATGCAATTGCTGATAACTTCATATCGAGAGTATCTTTCGATTGATTCGAATGTCGGCTTATGCCGTATTACACAGAGGGGCAGGCTGGTACCTGTCCTTTTGTGATATGGAAGGAGTATTTTTATGGCAGAATATGTAAATGTAGCTGCTCAGACCGTAGCAGCAAATGGTAATGTAGTTTTTGCAAATACAGCAGTCAAAGGTTCTAACTGTATTCAGCACAGAGAGGGAAGTGGAATCATCACCTTGAGAGGAATTACGAATCAGTGCAAAGCACGATATTTTGTGGATTTCTCCGGTAATATCGCAGTTCCGACAGGCGGTACAGCAGGAGCTATTTCTCTTACATTGGCAATCTCCGGGGAACCGGTTCTTTCTTCGCAGATGATTTCCACACCAGCGGCAGTAGATCAGTACAACAACGTGTCCTCTGGTATCTATGTAGACGTACCTCGTGGATGTTGCGTTAATATCGCAGTAGAAAACACAAGCGATCAGGCTGTTTCTGTTGCGAATGCGAACATTGTCGTGACTAGAGAAGCGTAGGAGGTGTAATCATGAGAGATATTAAAGACTTATGCGCAAGAATTGAAGACGAACTGTCCAAAATCGCTGACAATGGACTGAACACTGGAAATCTGGAAATGACATACAAGCTGATTGATATGTATAAAGATATCAAAAATACGCAGTACTGGGACAAAAAGGTGGAATACTACAATACTGTCCTTGATGAGATGCGTGATAGCTACAACAGTGACTACAGCGAGCGTGGAAGAAAACGTGACAGCATGGGGAGATACAGTTCAAATGACGGCAGAATGATGCCAGATTATGACCGCGGCAATTCTTATGCCAGACGGGGTGAACATTATGTCAGAGGGCATTACAGCCGCTCTGATGGACGAGATGCTTACGATGATTACATGGTGCAGAAGCAGAGTTATCGTTCCGGCAAATCCGAAGACTGCAAGAGAAAAATGCTTGCTGCTCTGGAAGAACATCTGGACGAACTTACCACAGAAATGAGCGACATGTCCAAGGATGCAGAGTGCCGGGAGGAACGTGATCTTGTCAAGAGATACGTGGAAAAGCTCCGTGATATGCTCTGATTTTGTAAAACATGTACCACAACTTTTCAAAGGTTCTGTGGTAAAATGTATTTATGAGGAAGATTTGTAAGCAGGAATGCTTGACATAGACATTTTTATTGATTTCCTCCTTTCTTTAAGCAGATGCGTGTCCTTAATAGAAAATGCAGTGTTTAGCCAACACAAGAAGCATGAGGTTGAAAAGCGGATGCAATTTCCGACACGTATCATTGCCGTCTGGCACGCAAGATGGCACACCTCCTTGAATTATGTTTTAAGGTTCTTGAAAAAGAATAAATATCCGAAACAACTCCGTGGGACTGGCACGGATAAAAGCAGTCTAGTGGAAGGCATAACACGATAAACATATTGCTAACCCGGGACTCCGGGTTATGTGAAGCGTACGTTAATGGCAGACTGACAGAGCCACTCTCTGGGCTCCGGTTCGATTCCGGACGTTTCACTTACCTTGCCAGTGGTCTAACTGGCTTAATCCATTTACCTGCGGCGGCAGGTCAATAAACACGACCAGGAGGATATTATGCAGAAACTTATTGACACACTTAAATCATTTGGAATTGAAATCCCGGAGGACAAACAGGCAGATGTGAAAAAGGCACTCTCTGAGCATTATAAGAATGCTAAAGAAGTTGCGAAAACCCTGTCAAAAGTCGAAGGAGAACGTGACAACTGGAAAGAGCGCGCTGAGACAGCAGAGGAGACATTAAAAGGTTTTGACGGTATCGACCCGGCAAATGTTAAAACCGAGTTAGAAACTTGGAAACAGAAAGCGGCAGATGCAGAGAAAGATTATAATGCAAAAATCTATGACCGCGATTTCTCAGACGCACTGAAAGCGGCACTTGACGATGTTAAGTTTTCCAGTGAGGCGGCAAAGAAATCAGTCATGGCAGATATCAAAGAAGCTGGTCTTAAGCTGAAAGACGGTAAAATCCTTGGGCTGAATGACCTGATTGAACAGATGAAACAGTCTGACGCATCCGCTTTTGTAGACGAATCTCAGCAGCAGGCTCAGCAGAACCAGGCAAGATTTACCACTCACGTTGGAAAACAGCAGACACCGGGGAACATGACAAAGAAAGATATCGAAGCAATCAAAGACCCGTCCGAGAGACAGGCTGCAATTGCTCAGAACATCCAGCTATTCCAGTGATTTTTACACCGACTATACGCTAGAGTATAGCCGCTAACCCAATACCTTAATAATTATGGGTAGAAAGGATTTTTATATGGCAGCAAAAGCTAATCTTATTATGACAAATGATATTCAGGTCACAGCGCGTGAGATTGATTTTGTTACCAGATTCGAAAGAAACTGGCAGCACTTACGTGACATTCTGGGTATCATGCGTCCAATCAAAAAACAGCCGGGTGCTGTACTGAAATCAAAGTACGCAGAGGGTACTTTACAGAGCGGAAATGTTGGTGAGGGCGAGGAAATCCCTTACAGCAAATTCACTGTAAAAGAAAAGAACTATGCAGAAATGACTATCGAGAAGTACGCAAAGGCTGTATCTATCGAAGCAATTAAGGATCACGGTTATGAGAACGCTGTTCAGATGACTGATGACGAATTTCTTTTCCAGCTTCAGACTGATGTTACCGGCAGATTCTATGATTATCTGAAAACCGGTACACTTACTTCCACAGAAACTACTTTTCAGATGGCTCTGGCAATGGCTAAGGGTCGTGTTGAAAACAAATTCAAACAGATGCACAGAAATGTAACTGGCGTTGTTGGATTTGTAAACATTTTGGATGTATATGAATATCTCGGAGCGGCCGAGATCACTATCCAGAATCAGTTCGGATTCCAGTACATGAAAGACTTCATGGGCTTCAATACCATCTTCCTGTTATCTGACAGCGAAATCCCGAGAGGTCAGGTTATCGCAACACCTGTTGAGAACATTGTTCTGTACTATGTAGACCCGAACGAATCTGACTTTGCAAGAGCAGGTCTGGTGTATACTGTATCTGGCGAAACAAACCTGATCGGATTCCACACACAGGGCAACTACCATACAGCAGTTTCCGAAGCGTTCGCAGTAATGGGACTTACTCTTTTCGCAGAGTACATTGACGCAATCGCAGTAATTACCATCGACGAGACACCGACACTCGGCACTCTGACAGTAAACTCCGTGGCAGGAACAGCAAGCGGTGATACAAAAATCACTGTAAATCCAGCTAAAGAAAATGCAAACAATGTGTACAAGTACAAAGTTGGTGCATCTGAAACAGCTGTGACCTATGGTCAGAATCTCAGAAACTGGACTACCTGGGACGGAAAATCTGACATTAAGGCAGCAACCGGACAGAAGATCACAGTGGTTGAGTGTGACGGAACATACAAAGCACTGAATGCCGGAAGCACAAGCGTAACAGCGAAGTCATAAACATAGGAGGTAACTGGCATGGCTTATGCAGATTATGAATTTTACACAACTTCATATTTCGGTTCAGTCGTGCCAGAAACCGACTTTCCACGACTGGCAGAAAAAGCCAGTGATTTTATAGACACGATGACATTTAACAGACTGGTGGACGGACTGCCAACAAATGAACGCTCACAGAAGCGTATCAAAAAGGTGGTCTGCTCACTGGCTGAATTAATGTATCAGATTGAACTTGCTGAAAAGAATGCTGCCAATGCCGCCGCTAGCGGAACATCAACCACAATCGGGTCCGGTGGTAGCACTACAGGCATTGTAACATCTGTGTCCTCTGGCAGTGAATCCATTTCTTATGCCACGCCTCAGCAGATTGGGGCAAGTGCAAAGGAATGGAGTGCGGTGTATGCCGCTGTTGGAGATGTGCAGAAAACGAACGACTTACTCTTAAAGACAGCTTTGCCGCTTCTGATGGGAGTAAGGACGGATGAAGGGATACCGATTTTATATGCAGGATTTCAAGGTTAATATCTTAGGCTCTGAATGGAGCATGAAGTTCGGGAACGAGAAAGAATATCCGAATCTGACAAATGCAGATGGCTATATTGATTTATCAACACGGGAAATTGTGGTTGATGATATGGAGGCATCGCAGGGACAGATTGGAGCAAAGGCAGACCTTGAAGGCTATCAGAAGCAGGTTGTTAGACACGAAATCATTCATGCATTTCTGCTCGAATCTGGACTTGATTCCAATTCAAACAGTGCTGACAGTTGGGCTGTGAATGAAGAAATGGTCGACTGGTTTGCTATTCAGTCACCGAAGATTTTTAAAGTGTTCAACGAATATGATTTGATGTAATTGCGTGAGGTATATCAATGAAATTTAGAAAGAAACCAGTTGTAATTGAAGCATTTCAGTATGATGGCGATTTGAAAGATAGGGACGGTAAGTATTATGTGCCGGACTGGGCAGTAAAAGCCTTTAAAGAAGGAACAATGTATTATATCATTCCAAGGGCGAAACCATCTGATACTCCAGAATTGTATATCAAAACTCTGGAAGGCAATCATCATGTATCTATTGGCGATTATGTTATCCAGGGTGTAAACGGAGAATTATATCCGTGCAAACCAGATATTTTTGAAAAAACTTATGAGGAGGTATCTGAATGATGGACATTTCAACATTAGGCTCGTGTATAGCAATCGTTATGATCTGCTACATCATAGGAATGGGCTGTAAAGCGTCAAAAAAAATCTCTGATGAATGGATTCCGGTAATCATGGCAGTTATTGGCGGAATTCTCGGAGCAGTCGGAATGGGAATTATTCCAGATTTCCCGGCATCGGATTATATCACGGCAGTTGCGGTCGGTATGTTTAATGGATTATCGGCTACTGGCGTGAATCAGATTATTAAGCAGACAGTGCAGAAAGAATAATTAAGGGAGAGGGTATCATGTATAGCAAAACAGTAACAGTTTTCAACTATTACGAAAGTAAAACAACTGGAGATGCGTACTGGTATCCTCATGTGCTATCCGGCGTTGACCTGATTACAGACAAGGGAGCAATCCTTAAAAAGTACGGACCAGACGCAACCGACAACGCACAGCTGCACATCCGTTATACCGTCCAGAACGGTGATATAACCATTGTTGATAAGGACGGTAAGATTCTCCCATGGATTCCGTCAAAAGAGTGGAAACAGCAGATTAACAACGCTCTGGAAGACACTATCACATTCTCGGATGAATCATTCTTCTGGGAGGGCGAGTGGACTGGCGGAACGATAGTTGACAGTGATTATCGGAATGGATTCTACCAGTACATGAACGAGAATAAGGACGGTGTGTTCAAGATTACCAGTGTAGGCGGACCGTATACGCTGATTCCACATTTTGAGATTCTAGGTAAGTAATATGAGCAAGATTCATCACTTTAAAGGATTCTCCGTAGTTGATGGAGATATGAAGATTAAGCTGAATATGGACAGGTTCTCCAAACAGTATCAGGAAGCTCAGCATCTACTTGATGGGATGGTCATGAACAGCATGGTACCGTTTATGCCAATGATTTCAGGAAACTTTGTTAATCGAACGAGAGCCGAAAGTGCATCCTTGCAAGGAACTGGAAAAGTATGCGCGGCGGCCGCTCCTTATGGGCGATTCCTCTACGAGGGAAAAACAATGGTTGACGAAGTAACCGGAAGCCCATACGCAAGACATGGAGCAAAGAAAGTCCTCGTCAGTCAGTTTTCTGGTCAGACAGCCGCAAAGGAGAATCTTGAATACACCAAGCAGGCACACCCACAGGCGCAGGCTAAATGGTTCGATGCCGCAAAACGACAATACGGAGCAACATGGATTCGCAAAGTAAAAGCACAGGCAGGAGGTGGCAGACATGGCGGATAAACCTATCGGAAAAGATGCAACCGGATATGAGATTCTGACAGATGCCATGAAAGCACTTCTGAACCAGTATCCGGGACTGTATGAAAACGAAACAATCAAATTTGAAGAACTCGGAAAAGAATCCGGAATTGCATTCTCAGCAGACAATGGAGCGTTGGTCTATACAGAAAAAGAAGATGTCTGTGGAACGATGCATCAGGTGTGCCAGTATCCATTCTATGTAGTGTACCGCACAGCGTCTGACAAGGAACGACAGAAGTTATCTGTTCAGAAATTCCTTGACAATCTCGGCAAATGGATATGTCGAGAACCAGTTATCATAAATGGCTCTGAGACACGCTTAAATGCGTTTCCTGAGCTTTCGCAGGGGCGAGTAATAAAACGTATCACCCGTGATAACTCCTATGGTTTAGAGCCACAGGAGAGTGGCGTACAGGACTGGTTATTGCCATTATCGGTACGCTACGAAAACACTTATGAAGTGATATAAATATCGTCGGAGGTGGTAGATTTCGTTGCAACCACGCACCCTATGGGTTAAAAGAGATGCAGGAGCCGCAACGCCTGCCCGACGATTAGATAGTAACAACCGGCTATCAATCAGAGATAGCCGCTAACCTACACAGCCTTTTAAAAGTTATAGGCAGAAAGGACATTTCTATGGCAGTTACAGGCAAGATTGACCGTAAATATATGGCTCATTACATTGATGCAGGTTCCCTCTGTGGAGGGCTGACGCCGAAGTATGAGCGTCTTGGAAAAGATCTGGAAGAGTACAATGTTGAACTCAATCCCGATACCGAAACATCTAAGAACATCCTTGGAGAATCCACATTTAAGCATAACGGCTATGAAGTTTCTTCTGACGCTGATCCGTTCTATGCAGACACCACATCTGATCTGTTTACAGCATTGCAGAAGATCGTGGACGGGCGTCTCAAGGACGACAACCTCAAGACCAATGCAGTTGAGGTTCACCTTTGGACAGAAGCGACATCTGGCAAATACGAAGCATATCAGCAGGACTGCTACGTTGTGCCAACCTCCTATGGCGGTGATACATCCGGCTATCAGATTCCATTTACCGTCAACTATGTTGGCGAACGTGTAAAAGGAAAGTTCGACATCAGTTCCGGTACATTCACAGCTGACAGCGAATAAACACATATGCAAGGAGGGCACGCCAAATGGCAAAAGTAATTAATACAAAAATTGACGATGGAGTTCTCATTTTTACATTTACCAACAATGAAGATGAAGTTTTTTCTTCTTTCAAACTGAATCCGACCGATATCAATGTAGCAGCACGTGCAGAAGAACTGGCAGAATACTTTGAACAGCTCAAAAATTCTATCCAAAAAGTCACTTCCGGTAAAGAAATGGCTGAACTGAACAAACAGATTGAAGACAAAATCAACTATCTGCTCGGATATGAAGCATCAAAAGACCTGTTCAAGGAGCCGATCACGGCAACTACCGTGTTCGGAAATGGTCAGGTATTTGCTTATATCGTTCTGGATAAGATCGCAGAAGCAATCGCACCGGAAATTGAAAAGAGAAAAAAGAAAATGCAGGCAGCAGTCAATAAGTACACGGAGAAGTATACAAAATGACCGCCTATGAGTTGCCCACCTCACTGAGCATAAGTGGGGTGGATTTTTCTATCAGAACGGATTTTCGAGTAATTATTGATATTCTGGTCGCCATGAATGACCCAGAATTGGACGAGCAAGCGAAAGCAGTTGTTATGTTACAGATTTTGTTTGAGGACTGGCAAAGTATACCGTCTGAGTGTCTGGACGAAGCTTGTCAGAAAGCATCGGAGTTCATCGACTGCGGACAGTTGGACGATAATCCTAATCACCCAAAACCACGTTTGATGGACTGGGAACAGGATGGAGATATGATTGTTCCAGCGGTAAATAAAGTTGTCGGTAAAGAAATCAGAGCAGTGCCTTATATGCACTGGTGGACGTTCTTTGGGTACTTCATGGAATCCGGTGAATGCCTGTTCAACACAGTTGTTGGAATCCGGTCAAAAAAAGCAAAGGGCGAAAAGCTCGATAAATGGGAAAAGAAATTCTATCAGGAAAATAAAAGCATAATTGACATAAAAACACGTCTCAGCGACGAGGAGCAAGCGTATAAAGATGCGCTGAATGAGATGTTGAACCTCAAATAGTTAGGAGGTGGACACATGGCTGCTGATGGCTCAGTCATTATTGATACCA